CGACAACGTAAAGCAGAAGCTTCAACGCAACGCTATTACGCTGAACGCTACAAAGAAGCGGCGGCAAAAGCGGAAACCCTTGAAAGAAACCGTATCGGCGCAAGAGAGTACAACTACACCCGTAGTGCCGAAGCCACAGCCGATAGAGGTTGAAAAAGCTCAAGAGATAATCTTTCAGCCTAATCCCGGCCCTCAAACAGATTTTCTCTCAGCATCAGAACAGGAGGTACTATACGGTGGAGCGGCTGGTGGTGGTAAGTCTTTTGCTATGTTGGCCGATCCTGTTAGGTATTTTAATAATCCTTTATCTTCTATGTTACTTGTACGAAGAAGCACAGAAGAACTCAGGGAACTTATCTCAGTATCCAAACAACTCTATCCCAAAGCAATCCCCGGCATTAAGTTTATGGAAAGAGATAAAACGTGGGTAGCTCCAAGCGGTGCTACTCTTTGGCTTTCATACTTAGATAGAGATGATGATGTACAAAGATATCAAGGACAAGCTTTTAATTGGATTGGTTTTGACGAACTTACACAATGGCCTAGCCCTTATCCTTGGAACTATATGAGGTCAAGATTACGTACTACTAAAAACAGTAACTTACAGTTATACCAAAGAGCTACTACCAACCCCGGCGGAGCTGGTCATCAATGGGTTAAAAAAACTTTTGTAGACCCAGCACCTCATAATACTAGCTTTGATGCTACTGACCCTGAGACAGGGGAACGCATTGCTTGGCCCAGAGGTCACTCAAAAGAAGGTGAGCCACTATTTAAACGTAGATTTATTCCTGCTACTCTATTTGATAACCCGTATTATCTGATGATGGTCTATATGAAGCTAACCTACTATCACTACCAGAACATCAACGTAAGCAACTACTAGAAGGTAACTGGGATGTAAATGAGGGTGCTGCTTTTCCTGAGTGGAACAGACAGATACACGTAGTAGAACCCTTTGATATACCTAGAAGCTGGTCAAAGTTTAGAGCATGTGACTACGGATATGGTTCTTACTCAGGAGTTGTTTGGTTTGCAGTATCTCCTGATGAACAACTTATAGTTTACCGAGAAATGTATTGCTCAAAGGTTATAGCTACTGATCTAGCTGATATGATACTAGAAGCAGAAGACGGAGAGAAAATACGTTACGGAGTACTTGACTCATCTCTCTGGCATAAACGTGGGGATACTGGCCCAAGTCTAGCTGAACAAATGATTATGAGAGGTTGCAGGTGGAGACCTGCTGACAGGTCCAGAGGTTCAAGGGTAGCAGGTAAGAACGAAATACACAGACGATTACAGGTAGATGAATTTACTGAAGAGCCAAGGTTAGTATTCTTTAATACTTGCACTAGTACTATATCACAAATGCCAGCACTACCTTTGGATAAGAACAACCCTGAAGACGTAGACACACACTCAGAAGATCACCTGTATGATGCAATTAGGTATGGGGTTATGACAAGACCACGAAGCAGTTTATTTGACTTTGACCCTGCAACACAAAAATCAGGGTTTCAAGCAAGCGACCCAACGTTTGGTTATTAAGGAAATACTATGGACGAATTTGAAGAAAGCATGGCAATGGACTCTGAAGAGGCGAACTCTTTAGAAGATATAAAAGAAGATACTTATAGTGATCCCCTTGCAGGAAGCATTGTAGGACTTGTACAAAAACATTACAAGAAAGCTTCTGATGCTAGAGAAACAGAAGAGACACGTTGGATACAAGCTTACCGTAACTATCGTGGTCTTTATGGACCTGATGTACAGTTTACTTCCACAGAAAAATCTCAAGTGTTTGTTAAAGTCACTAAAACTAAAGTCCTCGCAGCTTATGGTCAAATTGCCGAAGTACTTTTTGGCAGCAATAAATTTCCAATTACTGTAGATCCTACTAGTCTACCTGAAGGCGTAGAAGAATCTGTACACTTTGAATCTAATGAAAATATAAAAAAAGCTCAAAACCCAAGTACAGAAGAAACTAAATTACTTCCCGGAGAAACTAAAGCTGCTCTTAAAGAACGGCTAGCTGGATTAAAAGATAAACTTGCTCCTGTAGAAGATCAACTTAAAAAAGGTGTGGGTAGTACTCCTACACAAATTACTTTTCATCCTGCTATGGTATCAGCCAAAAAGATGGAAAAGAAAATTCACGACCAGCTTGAAGAATCTAATGCAAATAAACAACTACGTGTAGCTGCTTTTGAGTGTGCTTTGTTTGGCACAGGCGTTATGAAAGGGCCATTTGCTATAGACAAAGAATATGCTAATTGGGATGAGGAAGGTGAATATAGTCCCACTATTAAAACTATCCCCCAAACTTCTAGTGTATCTCTTTGGAACTTTTACCCTGATCCTGATGCTTCTAATATGGATGAAGCTGAGTATGTAGTAGAACGTCATAAGATGTCTCGTAGTCAAATAAGAGCATTAAAACGGCGTCCCTTCTTTAGGAAGAATGCTATTGACCTTGCTGTAGCTGATGGTGAATCCTACATCAAAGAATGGTGGGAACAAGCAATGGAAGACGATGCTCAGGAATCCAAAGCTGAACGTTTTGAAGTTCTTGAGTTCTGGGGTAGCGTAGACACAGAGGTTCTTGAAGGACATGATATAGATATCCCTGAAGAACTAGCAGACATGGATCAGTTAAATGTAAACATCTGGGTATGTAACGGCAAGGTATTGCGTTTAGTTATGAACCCATTTACTCCCTCTATCATTCCCTATTATGCAGTGCCATACGAAGTAAGCCCCTATAGTTTATTTGGCGTGGGTATTGCTGAGAACATGGATGATACACAGACCCTAATGAATGGCTTTATGCGTATGGCTGTTGACAATGCTGCACTATCTGGTAATATGCTTATTGAGGTGGACGAGACTAACTTAGTTCCCGGTCAAGACTTGTCAGTATACCCCGGCAAAGTCTTTCGTCGCCAAGGCGGTGCTCCGGGTCAAGCTATCTTTGGCACCAAGTTTCCCAACGTATCCAGTGAAAATATGCAGATGTTTGACAAGGCACGTGTACTAGCAGATGAAAGTACAGGCTTCCCTAGCTTTGCTCATGGTCAGACAGGAGTACAAGGTGTTGGACGTACAGCTTCTGGCATTAGTATGCTTATGTCTGCTGCTAATGGTTCTATACGAAATGTAGTTAAGAATGTAGACGATTACTTACTAGCACCATTAGCTAAAGCATTCTTTAACTTTAACATGCAGTTTGATTACGATGATGAGATTAAAGGTGATCTTGACGTTAAAGCTCGTGGTACTGAAAGTTTAATGGCTAACGAGGTACGTAGTCAACGCTTAATGCAATTCCTTGGTGTAGTACAAAACCCTGTACTAGCTCCCTTTGCTAAGATGGATTACATCGTGCGTGAGATTGCTAAGTCTATGGACCTTGATCCAGACAAGCTAGTAAACTCAATGGGTGATGCTGCTATACAAGCTGAGATACTTAAAAAGTTTCGTGAAGAAAATCCATTACCACCTCAACCACAAGCAGGTGCGCCAAAGCCTAAAGGAGGTCCACAGAAACCACCAGCAGGGGCGCAGGTACAGGACACTCAAGGTAGCGGAGGGGGTACTATAGGTACAGGCACAGCACCTCAGCCGGGAGAACAGGGCTTCTCAGCTAACACTGGACAAGGACCAATACAGTGAGTTTAAAACTATTAGTAAATAACCCACAAGTATGGAACGCATTTGAAACTGAACTAGATGAACGCATTCAGGCCAGCTACAAAATGTTTTCTCAGTCAGATGAATCTCATGTAATGTATAGAATACAGGGACAGATACATGCACTACAAGCTTTGAAGCAGCTTAGGCTAAAGGTTAATGCTAATGGCTAAGGATACAATAGAAGATCAAACTAATAAAGTTCTCGCAAAGAAAGAAATAGAACCAGATCTTCTTGATAGAGTAATAGATTTCTTTAGCAGAGAACGTGGACTAGAAAGAAGTGAAAAACTAGAAGATGCTATCCGCTATTACTTAGGCCCATATGCAGGTAGTCTTGGTCAAGCTAATCAACTGCTNAATCCTGTTGTAGGACTTCAAGATGCTGGTGAAGCTACTAGAGAAGGTAGATACGTGGATGCTNTTACAGACACAGCAGCAGCAGCATTACCTATTGCAGGAGCATTAGCTGCAAAGCCTTTAGCTAAAAGTGTACAGTCTGGTATAGACGAAGCAGTAGATGCTGTAACAGAAGTAATGACAGGCAAAAGTGCTGGTGCAGTAGATTTAAATAAAAGAAAATTTATAACAGAAACTCCTATTGTTTTAGCAGGTGCAGCTGCTGCTAGTTCTGAAGCAGTAAGTAAAGGTATAGGAGAAGTTTTTTCACCGTTGTTAAAAGAAGCTACATCTTTTTCTAAAGGATTAAAAAATTATAATTCTCTTAAAGCAAAACAAGAAATTTTAAAAAAGAAAATGGCTGAAATTATGAGGCCACCAAATGCAGTAAAAACGGTAGAGCAAGCTAGGCGATTAGGATTTAGAGAAATTCAAAGGTCCATGTCAGATAATATAGGAGAGTTAGAAAAAACTTTTATTACTGAAGTTGCTCCATATATAGATAAAAAAGTTTTAACTGAATTAAATAATGCAGAATTAGAAAATCTTACTGAAGAATTTAAAAGTTTTAATAGTGGAAATTTATTAAGATTGTTAGACCCTTCAATACCTACAAGAAGTTCTGATGGAAAACCTCTTCCAAAAATAAAAGAGGTTTCTAATAAAATGTTAGATGTACGTGAAGAGTTACTTAAAAGAATACAAACTACTGATAATAAAAATGATTGGAATATAAAAGCAAAAGCTAATGCACATAAACTAATAAAAGAAGCTTTTACAATACAAAATCCAAGAAGTCAATTAGATGAAACTTCTGTGATGTTTGATTTAGCAGAAGAAAATAATTTGGTAAAATACAGTGTAAACAAAGATCAAAAAGTTTCTAGGGAGCTTATAACAGGACCAGAGCTAGATCAAATATTAGAAGACTATGGATTAGATAAAAATGGAAGACCTATAGATGAAGAGTTTTTTTATGAAGAGTTTAATAAAGGTGGAGTAGTTAAAAAATTTAATCATGGTGGAGATGTACCACATGCAGATGAGCCTTATCTTGATGGTAGAGCAGAAAAAATACTTAAAGAATTTAATAAACCTAACGATGAGTTTTTAGATACTGCTATAGACTTAGCAACTGAACCTTTACAAGAAGCCAAACAAATTTTTATGCAAGCTGGTAAAGGTGCTGTGTTTGAAATGCTGCCTAAAGAT